TTTGACATTGATGACATTATACAAGAAGCATACGACCGAATAGGTATCCGTGCTGTTTCTGGTTATCAATTAAAATCTGCAAGACGCTCTCTTAATATCATGTTCCAAGAATGGGCTAATAGAGGATTACACTATTGGCAAATTGCTAATTTGGATATTGATCTAGTTGAGGGGCAGGCAGAGTATACTTTTTTTAGAAGCACTGCTGATGGCACTAGCTCTACTTCTGTGCCTAATGGAGTAACAGGAGTTCACGATGTATTAGAAGCTACTTTTAGAACAGGGCGAGGAACAACTTCTCAAGTAGATTCAGCATTAACAAAAATAAATAGATCTACCTATTCTGGACTATCTAATAAATTAAATAAATCTCAACCTACACAATACTATGTGCAAAGATTTATAAATAAAACTGTTGTTACATTGTACCCAACCCCAGATGCTTCAGCAGCATCAAATCATGTTTCCTTATATTACATAAAAAGAATACAAGATGCGGGAGCCTATCAAAATGATGCAGATGTTCCGTATAGATTTGTGCCATGCATGACATCAGGTTTATCATTCTATCTTGCACAGAAGTATCAACCAGAATTAGCACAAGCAATGAAAATGTATTACGAAGATGAGTTACAAAGAGCCCTCGTAGAAGACGGATCATCTTCTAGCACATTTATAACTCCACAGGCGTATTACCCAAATGTCTAATTTTTCTACAGGTAAATATTCAAAAGCAATTTCCGACAGGAGTGGACAAGCTTTTCCTTACAAAGAAATGGTAAAAGAATGGAACGGTGCTCTTGTACACAAAAGTGAGTTTGAACAAAAACATCCACAACTATTACCAAAAAGATTTAGAGGAGATGCACAAGGATTACAAAATGCAAGACCGGCTAGGACAGAACCACCTGTGGCACATATGCTAAGCTCGACAGCTTTAAGCACAGGTCCTAGAGATTCAGAAGTTATTAACATAAATGATCCTGGTCATGGGTTTTCTAATGGCGACAGAGTTAGGTTTAGAAAATCAGAACCTCATTTTCCTCCATACCCACAAGTTTCTCACATAGATGCACACGATGTAAATTATGCCCCTGGACATATTGTAACAAAAATAGATGATGATAATTTTTCTTTTAATCCTAATGATGTATTAACAGATTGGCTCACTGCTAATTGCAATCCTGGAACAACCACAGTTTACCTAGATATGGATGGAGTTATTACAGAATATTACAACGCAATAGCAGCTTTTGCTACAGCTCAAGGATTGTTACAATCAGGAGGAGATTGGTATAATTTAACACCTGCAATAGAGTTAGACGCAATAGCAGCAGTGCCAACTACTTTCTTTCAAAATTTAGCAAAAAGAGCTGAAGCAGATGCTTTAGTTGATTTAATTATAGCTAAGAATGGTTCTTATGAAATATTATCTACCACTACAAGTACGAACATGACTAACCAAAAAAACACATGGATAGCAGCTAATTTAACAGGAGCTAGAGCCCCAGCTGCTAATAATTATGCTACAAATTTTAATAAAGGGCCTTTTGGAGGGGCAAACAAACTTCTTATTGATGACAGGACAGAGTATGTTAATCAATTCGAAGCTGCAGGAGGACTAGGCTTTAAATATTTTGAAAGTGGTGGTATAAGGAGATTTGGGGGCAGAGAAGTTTCCGTAGGACCAGTGAGTTTAATAGCATGACAACATATACAGAACTAGTACAACAGATTAGAGATTATACCGAAACAGATAGTGCTGTTCTTACAGATGCTATTTGCAATGATTTTATAGAACACGCAGAAATTAGAATATTTAAAGATGTAGATTTAGATTGTTACAAATTTGTAGCAAACGGAGCTACAGCAGCAGATAATAGATGGGTGCCTTTGCCTGGCCAAAATGCTAACGAAGAAACACCTAGATTGACTGATTTTACAACAGTTAGATATGTTACTTTATATCTAGATTCCGGCACTAAAAAAAGACACGCTCTTGTAAAAGTGGACGCTGATTTTATGAATGAGTACTACGATACGCCAGAAACTGGCTCTTCTTCTGTACCAAAATATTTTGGTATGTGGGATCAAGGAACATTAGTTCTTGCGCCTACACCTAATGCAATATATAAATTTGAGGTAGGGTTTACAAAATTACCTACGGGGTTATCTTCTTCTAACGCAGAAAATTGGGTTAGTGTAAATGCTCCTAGGCCATTATTGTATGCCTGTTTATGTGAAGCTTTTAAGTTCTTGAAAGCTCCACAAAACCAACAAGTATATGAACAGTCTTATAGAGAATCTGTTCAAGCGCTTGCACAAGAACAAATGGGTAAAAAACGAAGAGATGAGTACAGGGATGGAGCTCTTAGAATTCCAATACCTAGTGCTAATCCATAATTAGGAGAATAATATGGCAATATCACAAGCAGTTTGTAATGTTTTTAAAATGAACTTGTTAAAAGGCAACCATGATTTTGATGGAGGAGCAACTTATAAGATTGCTCTTTACACTTCTTCGGCTACTTTAGGTGCAACGACAACACATTATGTTACTACAAATGAAATTACTAATACATCAGGATCAGCTTACACGGGTGGAGGAAACACACTAGCTAACCCATCTGTAACAGGTGGCTCAGGAGTTTCACCAGCTTACGTTGACTTTGATGATACATCTTGGACTAATGCATCTTTTACAGCTAACGGAGCATTAATCTATCGTTCAGATAACAACTTATCTAATACAGATGCAGTTGTTGTTTTAGCGTTTGGTGGTGATTTCACAGCAAGTAACGGAACATTTACAGTTCAATTCCCAACAGCGGGTGGTGGATCAGAGATTATTAGGCTAGCGTAGGGGGTGTAAATGGCTTTTGTCCTAAACGATAGAGTCAAAGAAACGACTACCAGCACTGGTACAGGCACTATAAATTTAGGTGGTGCAGGTTCTGGCTTTGAGACATTTGTAGCTGGTATTGGTAATGGCAACGAAACTTTTTATTGTATTACAGCAGCTGGCACAGGTAACTTTGAAGTTGGTATAGGTACAGTAACTGACGCTACACCAGACACACTTTCTAGAACTACAGTCTTATCAAGCTCAAACTCAGATAGTTTAGTTAACTTTGGAGCAGGTACAAAAGATGTATTCTGTACATTGCCTGCAGCTAAAGCTGTTGTAGAGGATGGCTCTAACAATGTAGCGGTTGGTAATAATATAACTGTTGGTGGTACAGTTGACGGAGTTGATATTGCAACAAGAGATGGTGTTCTAACAACTACTACAAATACAGCGAATGCAGCTTTACCAAAAGCTGGTGGACAGATGTCAGGTAACATTACAATGGCCGGCACAGAAACTGTAGATGGTCGTGACCTTAGTGTTGACGGAACTAAACTTGATACTATTGCTACAAGTGCTACAGCAGTCGGTGGCACTAACGGAGTTGATTTTAATGACGATGTTAAAGCAAGATTTGGAACAGGAAACGATTTTGAAATTTACCATAATGGCTCACAAACTATTATGGACGATACTGGTACTGGTAGTTTAGAAATAAGAACTAATCAATTTAGTCTTGGAACTGCTGGGGGTACTGCTTCTATGATTTTAGCAGCTGACGGTGGAGCAGTTGAACTTTATCACAATACCGCTAAAAAAGCAGAAACAACTGCCAGTGGACTTTCAGTTACCGGGACGATAGCAGGTGACGTAGTATCGGCACATACAGCAGAAACTAGTATTGCAAGTGATGACGTAATTGCAGTTTATGATACGTCTGCAGGGGCCATTAGAAAAGCAACTATTGCTAACGCGGTATTAACAGGACCAGCTGGACCTCCAGGTGGTGCAGGCGGACCAGGACCGAATGGTCCTCCAGGCCCTACTGGACCTCCAGGTCCAACAGGAACGTTCTCTCCAGGAAGTAGTATTTCTTGCTCTACACTTACTGCGACGGGTAACATCACAGCGTATTCGAGTGATTCTCGTCTTAAAAACTTTGATGGTAAAATAGAAAACGCACTAGACAAGATAAATAATTTGTCTGGTTATTATTACACATGGAACGACAAGGCAAAAGAAATAGACCCTGTTGCATTTAAAGATAACAAAGAGGTTGGAGTAAGTGCACAAGAAGTAGAAAAAGTTTTACCTGAAGTTGTGACAGAAGCCCCTATTGTTCAATTACATAAATTATCGGAAGATTACAAAACAGTTCACTATGACAAGCTTATACCGTTAATCATAGAAGCAATAAAGGAACTGGATAAAAAATGCCGATAGCAAACGCACCATTTGCAACCACTCCTTTTTCAACACTAGACGTAACTATTGTAGGTGTATCTGGAAACCAATTAACTATTCAAGAAGGATTTACACAAGAACTACTAGACGGATCTGGTAATGTACAAGTAGGCGGACAAGCAATGACCCTTACACTTGGTCAAGAAACTGGACGTATTGCACCCGGTAATTTAGGACAACAATTAAATTTATCTGTTAACTGGAACCAATCAGCACAATTAGTTTGTAACTCTCACATTGATGTAACAGGGCAACAATTAACA